GCGGCCGACTGCGAAGCGAGCCCCCGCGCTAGCCTCAGATCAAAATCCGAGGCTGGGCCGGGAAACCCGCCGCCGCCGAGCCACCTGGGCCGGAAGGGCGCAATTGATGCGCTCCGAAGGGTCTTAAGATCGTCCCGGCGCAACAGGTTTGTCAACCTTTGCTGCACGGGCGCGCGCAGGCGGACGCGCTCTAAAGAACCCTTCAACTCCGGACCCTGGGACCAAGATGGTGTGGTGTCAGAGCCGAGCAGTGAGCGGATGGACGCGCTAGGTAAAACCCGGCAGCGTCCAACGGACACTAGCTCTTCGGCAAAGACACCCCATCCGTGGACACTTACGGAGTCTTTCCCTGGCGATCCCTTTAAGCCAATGGAGGTGCGAGCGCGGAAATACCGGCGCTGGGTCTCTAGGGTGTGGCAGCCTATGTAGTCATCACCACATACGGCATACCAACCACCCGATCCCGATTCCTCATGGAGGAAGCAGGAAACGACCGAGAGGAGCGGCCAACAAACCGGTGAACCCATAAGGGCACCGCGAGTCGTCCGCACCTCTGATCCACCATCCGTGGTCATTAAATGAGGACCGACGGCGCGGAAGGCGAGTCTACGCAAAGGCTCGGGCCAATTCCGCGTCATTGGTCTTAAGACCGCAAGGGAAAGTTCATGAGAGAAGTGATCCGTGGCCGCGGAAAGATCAGCCGAGACCACTCTGGATGACCGAGTTCCTCGGCTCCAGTCCAGATGGTCAGCGGCGACTCCGCGCAGCGACGAAACACACTCAGGAACGGCTTCCAGCGCTGAGAGGAGGGCAGTATTTACCAACCCTTGGAGGTAGCGTTCAGCCGCCTCTATGGGTGTGACTACCCGGACCTTAAAACCCCGCTCCGGTACGGCAACCTGCCGGCACCGGGGTAGGGTCTCCCAGTCCACCTTCTCCCAGCATGCGAAGTTTAAGAAAAGATATTCCCTGCTTAACTCCCAGTCGCGAAGACCTAGGTCCGAACTCTTGGGATAGGGAAATAGAACCTCCTCCAGTCTAAAATACTGGAGTAGGCCGTGTCGCTTTTTGGCCGGGTCCATCCGTGCGTGGACCGCGGGCCAATTGATCACGTCAACCGGGATTCCTTGTAAAAGGAAGTCCGGGAATCTTTCGAAACTTCGCAGGTCTTGTAGTGGAACCTCTTTTGCACGGAAGAGGTTCGCAATGTGTCGGAGCTCGTTAGGGGAGCCCCCTTGTGCCAACGTAGTTGCGTACGAGGCGGAGACTCCAGGAGGCTTGAACGACGCGGTAACGCTCCCTTGGAAGCGCCGCGAAGTGAAGTCCTCCAGCTTCCTAACTTGCCTCGGGTCGACGGCGAACTCGGAAGTTAACAACTCCTGATGTTCCCTCAACGCCGAGGCCACTTTCTCTGCGTCCCCAGGCCGAAAGGCCCGAGAGACCCGGGACACCTGGTGGTAAGCCAGGCGCCACCTTTTCCGCCAGTGCGAATTCAGGGGAAGCGCGTCTACCTTTCCAGGCCTGACCGCCGCACCCGTCGCCACACGGCGAAGGTAAGAGAAGTAGTCCTTCCATGCACTCAACGATTTCCCGTGAAATCGGTCGATGAGCCGCGAT